AGATAAATCTTTTCTCTACCTTCGGAATCTCGTGCAGGTGAATTTAAAAACTCACCATATAATTCTTGTTTAATTTTTTTTATTGAATCCTGAAATACAGGATTGTCTAATATATTTTTTGCTAATTCTGATCGTCGTTTTTCTTCTTCTGGTGTCACTTATAAACCTCCAAAAACTGTAGGTTTGCCAGATTGCAATCCTTCAACTACTTTTTTAACTCTTTCTCTTTCTTTTTGAACTTGTTGATTATTAACAACAACATTACCTTGATAGCTTCCGCCTCCAAAATCTTCACCACCACCGTAGCTACCACCTGCATCAGTTACTATTGATGGATCACCGCCATAGCTAACTGCAGCTTCATTTGTTGTTGCTTTAGGTGTAAACAGATAAGAATTATCTGGTTCACTTTGTATATCGTAAATTCTATTATTGTTATCATCAAACTGACCTGTGAAAAATCCTCTTCGCATTAGTTCGTTTTCCATTGCTTCTTTTCTTAAAGCACTTTGATTTCCAAATGGTAACTGTAATAACGATCCTTGAATACTACCAAAGCCATCCTTAAAAGTTACATTACCACCTCTGCTTGGAAGATAACCCAACATACCACTATTAGTTAGAAAACCAGATGATAGATAATCTATTAATTCATCGTCTGATAAATCACGCATTTGATCAATAGAAAAATATGGTCGTTCTTCCATTTGATCATCACTACCTCCACCGCTTACTTCGTTTGGCATCGTTCCACCAAATTGATCTATTGGCTGACATACACCGTCAATTAATTGATAACCAGGAGGACAAGGATCTACAACTGGATCAACTTGTACTGGCGGATTTAGAGGAGGAAATTCTTGACCTGGTTCTCTTACATCATAAACAGGGTTTATAGCAGGAGGAGGTTGATAAGGTTTATCAAGATAGTCTCCTATTATTTTTTGAGCCTTTTCTGATTGCATGAATGCCATTAGTTTAATCCTTGTTGTATAATTTTAGATGCCAACTTTTCTTTTTCCATATCTAAATTATCGCTATCTTTTATTAATTGTGTTGCGAGTTTTTGTTCTTCTAGATCAAGTTTTTTTGCTTTGATCGTAGAGTCTACCTGTAATTTTTTATTTGCTAGTTCTAAATCTGCTGCAGCTTTTTGTTGACGTAAATTTAAATCAGCTTGTGCTACTTGCAACGCAGGATCAATTCTTGGTTGTCTTGGTTGCGGAGGTACGTTTGCAGGATTATTAAAAAATGGTGACGCATCTTTATAACCTGAGTTTTGTAAAAATTGTTCAAGAGTATTGTATATATTTTGTGGCGTCACCATATTCAATCCGCCTTGCATGATCATTTTTTCTTGCACGGCTAAAACTCTTTGAAGTACTTGCAAACGTTGATCTTGATTTCCTGTACCTAAACCAACCTGAACTGTAACATCGTATCTATTAAACCATTCTCTAGGATTCATAGGTACAAAGTCATTATTTATTTTTATTAATCTTTCTGCATCCTGGTATTCACATACAATAGCAAACATTGTTTTAAAAATATCTTTAACACCTTCCGCAAAATTTCTAGCGATCAATTCTATTCTTTGTGTTTGTGCCATCATCATTTGATTTGTTGATGTAGCTGTAGTGTGTGATTTATTTATTGTATCAGCATTCAAACCCATTTGTTGTTTAGCAACACCTGTTCTTGATTCTTTTATTTCATCAATTTTTTTCATCATCGCCAAGCCTTCATTTAGAAAGTTTGGTGTTTGCATTGGTGTTACTGCGTTTGGACTCTTAACTCTTACAACTCCACCTGCTCGTGAAGTTAATAAATCATCTAAGTTTGCTTGACCATCTACAACAAGTGTTCTTGCGTGGTTTTGGAAATACATATTGTCTAATGTATTTCTTAAAATCGTTGATGATACAGCCTGGATATCAGCAATCAAATCATAAAAGCTTAAACCAAAGAAACGATAAGGCATTGGTATTGCTCTCACCATTGTTATTGGCATAAACGGTATCTCTTCGTTTTCTAATAATTTATAATTATTATAACCATTGCCACCAACGGTAACTTTTCTTAATTCAGCTATACCGTCTCCATCCATATCAACTTTTAAATAGCATTCAGTTACATTTACTACTGCTTGTGAAGGATCAAGAGTGCTTACATTCAAATCTGTTGATGCATCATCGTAACTTCTTCTAGTAACAGCCTCAGTATTAAAAACTTCTTCATCAGATACTGGCAGATCGTTTACAATTTCTGCATCATATCCCATATCTATTAGTTCAGATCTTGTTTTATAGACTCTGTGAGCTATAAAATTACAATCTTTCATCGAAGTTGCTCTTTTTGAGACTAAAATATCTTCTGGTGGCACACTTTCTATTTTAACTCTGCCTAAATCTTTACTTCTTTTAACTTCAACATCATATTTGACAGGGAAAAGAGCATCCTCAGTTGCTTTCTCATCAACTTTGGTTACCTCGACCTCGTTATCAAGGAGTAATGCGTTATATTCTATTTCAGTTAGGTCTTGATATTGCTCTTTTCTCTGTTCTTGAGAAGTACTCCAATAGATTTTACAAAAACCGTTCTTTTGAAGCAAAGCTGTTTTAAATAAATCATATAGAATACTAAAACCATCGTTATCTTTATTAAAAATATGATTACAGTATTGTGATATGCTTTCAGCAAACCTAGAATCTTCAGGTTGGGTTGGCTCAAATCTAACCATGCGATCACTTTGTGTAAACATTCGCATTAAGCTTGGCAGTATTGATTCAACTGTTTCTAATAATTCTTGGGTTACAACAGCACTTCTACCTTCAACTTCGTTACCATAAGGCTCACCTAAATAGTATTTAAGTGATTGCTGTCGCTGTTCCGATAAATCGGATGTGTAATACCCTAGAGAGTTTTGTACTTCCTGCGATATTACTTGTAATAATTCTGAATCTGTTTTTTTTGCCATTACATAATTCCTAAACTTGGATATTTAATTTCTGTACTCCAATTAGTAGAAGTATTTAAACCCACAGCTAAATACCTAAAGGCATCCGCACTATGTGAAGTCCAATCATGAACAGGTCTATTTTTTACTTCTCCTTTTTCTGTTGTATTCCATCTGTATTGTCTCAAAGCATCTAACCCACTTTTTGTGTGTTCATGATCAAACCAACATCTAGATAAAATCATTCTTACAGCATTTATTCCATCTTCTATTGATAGCTTTGGAACTATGGATGTTACCAATCCTAAACTCTGTGCTGTTTCTATTCTTGATACACCTGTTCCAATTTCTCGAACACTTGCATCGTGAGGGAAGTAGTGAGTATCATAAATATATCCTTTATCCTGCAGCATCCCTGCATAGAACTCAAGACTCTCTCCGCTATCTTCCTCGTAATCAATTAAATGTATGGCACTTCCGACTTGCTGCACAAACCAAATTGCAGTTTTATCAGCCATACCCAAATCCCAAAAGGTTGAGACTCTATGTTTTGTATCATACGGAACTTTAGTTATTCTGTTTTGATCATCAGCTAACTGTAAGCTTTTACCGTATATAGATCCAATACCTGCACTATCAAAAGAACACTCAAACTCTGCCTCGTATATTTCAGGAGGCATAAGTTTTTTAGCTTCTATTAGTTCTTCCTCGTTTACAATTCCTGTTTCACTAGCTTTAAAATTTTTAGCTAACCAATTGTCATTGTGCTGTGCATGATCGTAGAGATCAAAAAAAGCGTTGTGACCTGCAGGTGTACCTATCGCAATCATCCAACCGTTTCTATCAACTAAAGACGGTCTAATAATCTCTGTCCAAAGGCGAGGAGGCATTTGAGCAACCTCATCTAGCACACATCCATCCATGTAAAGTCCACGTAGGGTATCTGGTCTTTCGCAACCCAAGAGCTGAATACGACCTCCATTTGGAAGATCACATCTCAGCTCTGTTTCATGGTATTGCACATCTGGGAGGACATCTGTGTAATATTTTAAATAGTCCCAACAATTCCTCTTAGAAATAGAGTAGGTTGGTGAGATGTAATAGTATCTTGGATTTGGTAATTCGTTTTGTAAACATTTCTTTATCATCTCATTGATGCAAAGAACGGTTTTTCCAAATCTGCGGTGGCATACTAAAACATTAAATCTTTTTAATGACTCGTGTATTTCCTTTTGTAATGCTCTAGGCTTATACGGAATAGTTATTTTTTTCATTTAACCCCATTGCTCCGCCATAGCTTTTGCCATACCTGGAAATGTTTTATCTCTTTTTCTCTCTCTATTTGAATACCATTTAGGAATTCTTTTACCTCCGTGAATAACAAATTCTCCCTTATTAACTATGTTCGTAGGTTTTAATTTTGGTAAATTTTTTAACCACCAACAAGTTCTTTTAGAAAATTTGTCTCCAAAGAAATATGGCTGTACTATTTGATCCTGTTTTCTAATTTTACTAGAAATTATTGATACAGGATTTTCTAATCCAATCTTACTTATGTTGGCATTCAAAAGTTTTTTTACAAATTCAATTGCTTCTAGTTGTTCTTTTTGTTTTAATTTAAACCATCTAGCTCCACTTACAGCTAAGTGTGTACATGGCGGATGTGCAATCATTAAATCCCAATTTTTATTTAAGTGATTTAAAACATCATCCTGAATATGATTACCTGGTATTTCCGTCGGTAAAATATCACAACTCCATGCGTTATGACCTCTTTTTTCAAAAGCTGATCTTACAATGCCTGAATATTCACAGGCAATTAACACCTTCACTTCTGTTTAAGAAAATCATTCATGCGAGAAACATCTTTGCCTTTAACAACTCCTTTACCTGAATTATCGGAAAAGTTAGATTTGTTGTTTAAAG